CTCCCCCCCTCTATGCCTACAAGCACTCATTTTCAAGGAGTTACTGCCAGGAGGGCGATGTTTCGACATCTCCTGACTTGGTAAGTTCCAAGAATTTGAGCAAACAAAAGCTTGTCTATTCTAATCTCTAGTTGAGGTAATCCTATGCCCATCCCAAACATTCAATATACGCTTCCTTTATCCGATGATCTTCTATTGGATACTGGAGCGGCATTTTATGCTAAGATGCGCTTTCTCAACCTCATTAAAGATGTCTCCGATGAGGAGCTCTTGAACGGGTTGAGTATCAAGGGTTACAGCTTCTATGTTAGGATTTACAAACTCTTGCGGCATAATTGAAAACAGCACGGTTGTGTATACCATAACTTGCCCGGACGATAACTTACTTGGCGTGAGCCTTGTGAGGTTCGATCCGGAATAGCACTAGGTATATACGTACATGACTGTTTGGGGAAAGGTACCTGGGTCAGAATTGTTCCCTGACCATGTTGCGGAGAATACCCATGTCTGATATTAACCGAAGTATAAGGCTTACCATCCCTTCCGATGCTACGTTTGAATACCCTGGATCCTTTTGGGTCGAGAGTTACAGGTCTATTAAAACCTGCACACGTACACGGACTGGATATAGTAATCCGAAATACCAAAGTCAAATATCAGCTGGGGAGAATGCCACCACTCTTTTGACTGGTGTCTTCGATTCCATCGAACAGCTAGATTCGGGAAGTTTCATACTTCACGACTTCTGGGCATCCGATGGAAGCTTGATGCAACGTATCCACGCAACCGGGTTTCGTCCCGGTTTTGTGGAGTACGGTAGTGCGTCAGGCTCCGCCACAACCGCAGACAACATGGCGTTGAAGTACCTTTACCGTGCCATCGACGATCGACGTACCTCTTTTCAAGGAGGTATATTTTTAGCCGAGGCTGGTGAAAGTCTTCGTATGATCAAGTCCCCTGCTAAAGCTCTACGCGAAGGCCTTAATTCCTATTTCCGTGATGTACGAAAGTACGCACGGGGTTCGAAAAAGGCTAAACGTAAGGTTTTAGCGGATACGTGGTTGGAGTATGCCTTCGGTTGGGCCCCTCTCGTGTCTGATATTAAGCAAGGAGTTGATGCTTATACCAAACACGTTGAGAAGGTCCTCACGAATAGGCTTACTCGCCGCGGCAGCGAGAGCTCTGTAGAGTTCCTTAATGTTGACCAGCCAGGTGCAAATTTCGCGGGCGTTCCGACAAGATTTAATCGGAGCGTTTCACGAACTGCATCTGTCCAGTACATTGTAGGACTCCGCTTTGCGGGCGATGGGAAATCTCCTGATGTTGGAGTATTCGAGCGGGCGGGGTTAACACTCCGCCAATTCGTTCCAACATTGTGGGAAGTAATCCCATGGTCTTTTCTCGTAGATTATTTCACCAATATTGGTGATATACTCAATGCCGGTGCGACTAATAAATCCGACGTTATCTGGGTCTGTAAGACCGTGCGCTCTGAATCAATTTTCACTGGTTCGGAGAGCCCGGATTCTACAGCTTCATTTAACAACGGGTCTACTGCTCGCATCGTAACTGGGACTCCATGTACATTTGTTTCCAAGCATGTTGTTGTCACTCGGTCTATTCCCGTTCTGGGCTTTCCTCAATTTGAGGTAAGCATTCCCGGTAGTCCAATTCAATGGATTAATATGGCCGCTCTTGGCGCTTCAGCACGGAAGCTTTCTCGTTCTTTAAATTGAAACATTTTGGCAGAAATGCCGACCGAAAGGACACAATTGTGTCGATAGCCCTAACTTCTCCAGTTACTGGAGCGGCTCAAACCGGTCTTACGTCTCCGGCGTATACCGTGGCACTTGATTCAGCACCGGATAGTAACGGTAAGCAATACGCCGTTACTAACATTGGGGGGACCCAAACTGGCGTAAATGCCAGTTCGGTATCTCAACCCTTTACGACGACATTTGTCCGACCGAAAGTCTTTAAGATTCTCGGTAAGGCAAATCCGACGACGGGTCTGATTACAAATGTCCCGAGGAATATCTACAATTTCAACACACGGAAGGGGGTTATACCTCTTGCCGGCCAACCTTCGACGACAATGATTGTGAGAACAATCGTTGAAGTCCCAGCTGGCGCTGATCTTGCAGATCCTCTCAGCGTTCGTGCGGCCTTATCCCTCCACCTCGGTGCCCTAACCCAGTTTTCTGCTGGTTTAGGTGACACCGTTGTGTCCGGGGTAATGTAACCACATGCACGTTGAACGGGTGGCTAACGACCCACCCCCGAACCCTACCTTCCCGGCCTTTAATCGGGCTTTGAAGGATAGACGTTCTGGGGTTGGTCGGCGACATAGCGAATTTGTTGAGATAAAAGGTGTTTTTAACTTTTTCTCTCTCTCAGCCGTTATGTCGTGCCTTTACAAAGGAGAACGGTTATGGGCACTTGCTCTAACGCTCTTTATTCCTGCCTTACTACTGATCTTAGCCGGGTTTTTCGCACTTTACCATTGGAACGACTTGAACGTAATGTTCGAGAAGCTCTCTGGCCTGGTGCGTCCTTCCGCGAAGTAGCGTCCGCTTTCTTACTTGATTCTATCTTCAAGAAGTTTGAGGATAATAAATCATCTAAGGCCGATGACGTTGCTTTAGCTAAGTTTATCGCAGCAAACTCTCATTGCGAGAGAAGCTGCACTATTGACACGCACGAAATGACTGAGATTCAGTCAATCGCCCTTGGTGAATTTCGGAAGTCATTTTATGACTTCTGGTTTATTAACCACGGTAGGGACTACTTCTTTAATACGTCCGATGTTCTTGAACGTATTAACGTAGGACCTGGTGCTTCAATAGGCGCTACTGGTACTAGCTTCTATCATAAGATAGCGGCTGGACCTTTAACGGGTACGAACTATCAGTTATTTCACCTTTACAAAGGTGAAGCTGCTAAATTCCCCCTTTGGGATGAAACCGAAAAGATCCGGTTTAACCACTTTGGAGGTATGAAGCAGGTAATTGGCAGCCGTTTAAGTTTTGTTCCGAAATCGAATGACGTTTCACGTACTATTTGCACAGAGCCTCTTCTGAATATGCTTTTTCAGAAAGGACTTGGTTCACTTTTCGAATCTCGATTGAAAGGCCGGTTTGGAATAAACCTGTCTACACAACCCGATAAGAATCGTGAACTGTGTCGGATTGGCTCAGAGACTGGAGATTTTGGTACTATCGATCTCTCCTCTGCCTCTGATACAATCAGTCTCAAACTGCTCCAAGAGATCCTCCCCAGCTACATTCTAGGCTGGATTAAGGAGACTCGCTGTCAGTTTGTTACTCTTCCGAATGGGAAGCCTCTGGCCCTGCAGATGGTGTCGTCGATGGGAAATGCTTATACGTTCCCACTACAGACGATTCTTTTTAGCTGTGTTGTAATAGGGGTTTATAAGGCTCTAGGATTAGAGCTTATTTACCCTCGCGGCGAACCAGAGGATCCAGATTACCAAGTAGGTAATTTTTCCGTCTTTGGGGATGACATTATTGTACGCCGAGAGGCTTACAATCTTGTTGTCAACATCTTAGAACGGATTGGATTTTTGGTTAATCGCGACAAGAGCTATAATGAAGGCGTGTTTCGTGAGTCCTGTGGCGTAGATTTTTATGCCGGATATAATGTGAGAGGCATTTACTGTCAATCACTTAAATCCAAACAGGATGTGTATTCACTAATCAACCGCCTCAATATGTGGAGCGCCAATCACGGGATCCCTATTCCAATAACGATTCAGTATCTCATGCAGAGTTCTGGGGTGAAGCTTATCCCCGTACCTCCATGGGAGTCTGACGTTGCTGGGATTAAGATGCCTTTGCGATTGGTTCCTACTTTATCCATCAGGAAGCATAGGGAGTTCCAGGGAAGTATCATTTACTATCGATACCTCTCTAGACCCTTGTCGACATGCCTGCTGGATATTGGGACGCGCTTGAAGATGCGCCATAAGGGACGTGATTTAATTCACAACCCCGCTGGTGTTCTTTTTAGCGCTATTGGTGGGTACCTTCGGGACGGCAATCTCCTTAGTAACAGGGAGGTTGCACGTTACGAAAAGCGGTTCGCGATAGCTCCATGTTGGGACTATTTCGGACCGTCAGTCTCGTCTAATTTGACGAAACTGGGCTGGCGGAATTGGTTAAACTTTTCCGTCGAGACTAACTTAGAGTTAGGTTAGTCTTCCGGTGTCCTTCTGTTAAAGAATGGGCACCAGACCCTGTGCGAAAGCACACCCCGGT